GGATAGCATATCGGAATCCTATGATTACAAACGCAAAAAATTAATACCAGAATTTGAAGCACGGCTTAAACAAGAGGGGATAATTTTTAGGGGATAAAGAAGATTCTCAACGAGGCGGGGAAGGGGGAGGGGAATTTGTGAATTGGGTTAGAGTATCAAAACAAAACCGGTGTCCGATTTGCAAAAAACCAGATTGGTGTACGGTGGCCGAGGATGGGGCTGCGGCTTGTTGTATGCGAGTTGAATCCCCTAAACGTATGCGCAACGGCGGTTGGTTGCATAGACTTGGTGCGCCGGAGTCCAGGGTTGAGTATCACGCGCCGGTTAAGTCGGTGGCGCATGTTGATTTTTATCGGATGTGGCGGGATTGGAACGTTCAGACAGGTGATGTTGATATTGTCAAATATGCGGCGCTCCTAGGAGTCTCGGAGCAATCTCTGAGTGATCTCGGGGCGTCCTGGGCGTGGCCGCATGGTGCACGGGCGTTTCCTATGAGGAACGGATGATAACCGAAAAATCGTCAAAGACATCAAAAGACATGAGGTTCAAATCGGAAAGGATGAAGTCGAAGAGACAATAGTGGAGATTTATGAGGATATACATTAATAAAATAGTTTATGATCGCGTGAATGAGTATGCGAAAGCGCAACGATTGACTGTCAGTCAATTCGTTGAAGCGTCTTTAATCAAGAATCTTGGGCTGGAAGGCGTGAACATTGGCGCCAGAGTGATTCCCATGGATGAAAACGAAATATTTGGAGGGGATAAGACAAATGAGTAAAATGATACCAAGACATGCGGAGTTTGCCAGGCGGGTTGCTGGCGGAGAACAAGCATCATCGGTTTTTAGAGATTTATATCCAAAATCACGCGCATGGAAAGACGAATATGTTCACATAAAGTCTTCGCAACTACTTGCTAAGGTTAGGATAAAGGTTGATGAATTACAAAAGAAGGCTGACGACGAAACGATTATGGATATTCGCGAGCGTAAACAGTTACTCACGAAGATCGCCCGGGGAACCGTGGCTGATTTTGTCACTGCCGGCGCGGATGGCGTGGTTGTGAATGTTGGTCCGGAGAATATCAATTCGCCGGCGCTTAAGTCCGTCAAGTCCAGGTGTATTACCACTGGTGAGGGCGATGGAAAACAAGATGCTGTTATTACCGAGGTTGAAACTAGAGACCCGATTGCGGCAATTAGCGAGTTAAATAAGATGGAAAAGGTCTATACCGATGGATCCGGCGATCGCCAGTTGGTTGTTATTTTACGGGATGCACCGCGAATAGGCGTTGAAAAACCAGCTATTGAAGCGAAAGTTATTCAGAAGAAATTGAAAGCATGAAACAAATCAAAATACCATGGTGGCCAAAGCAATTAGAGGCGTGCCGGGCGGCTGATACGCATAGATATACGCTATTTGGCGGAAGTCGCGGTCCGGGGAAATCGTGGTGGATCCGCTGGTATCTGCTTGAGTTTCTATTGCGGTGCCGTGAAGAAGGGTTAATCGGAATTCATGTTGGACTTTTTTGCGAAGATTACGTCTCATTGACGGACCGGCAGGTCAGTAAAATTAATCTTGAGTTTCCTAGAGAACTTGGAGAAGTACGGAAGTCAACGACCGAAGGACTTGGTTTTCATTTCCATGATGGCAATGGTTTTTTAGCGTTGCGCAATCTTGATGATCCGAGCCGGTACCAGTCCGCCGAGTTCGCTGTTGTGGGCGTGGATGAGTTGACTAAGAATCCGCTATCAACCTTCAATATCCTGCGTGGTTCAATGCGTTGGCCAGGGATTGAGAAGACGCGGTTTGTAGCGACAAGTAATCCGGGGGGTGTTGGACATCAGTGGGTTAAGGGATATTGGGTTGATCGTCAATTCCCGTCAGAGTTGCGGTCAGAAGCAGATCAGTTTGCGTTTGTAAAGGCATTACCAAGCGACAATCCGAGTTTGCCAGAATCGTATTGGGAGATGTTGAATACTTTACCAGAACCGCTCCGTCTTGCATGGGTAGAAGGCCGGTGGGATGTGTTCACGGAACAGGCGTTTGCGTTCAATCCGAACGTGCATGTCGTTCGACCATTACCAGTGCCGGCTAATGCGCCGCTTTATATGACATTTGATTGGGGTTTTGGTAAGCCGTACTCAGTCGGCTGGTGGTGGGTGGATCAGGATGGTCGGTTGTATCGGTTTACGGAACTTTACGGCGCCATGCCGGGCGGGATGGATGTCGGATTGCGCCAGACGGATGAAGAAATAGCCGAACGGATTGTTGCGCACGAACGGAAACAAGGGATAGATGGTCGGCGTATCACGCGGATTTGCGATCCGACCTGTTTTAACAAGAAGGCAGACTATCGCGGGGGCGGTCAAGGTCCGTCAACGGCCGAGGTATTCGCCGGCGCTGGTCTTCAGATGAGTCCCGGGGATGCGAGTCGCCATTTAAAGATTAGGCAGTTTCATCAGCGGTTGCGGGTTGTGGCGGGCGCAATGCCAATGCTTGTTGTATATAAAAATTGTCAAGAATTTATTCGAACTATATCTCTTCTGCAAATTGATCCGCATGATCCGGAAGATATTTTAACGACACTTGAAGACCATATTTTCGATGAATCGGCTTTAATATGCATGGCAAGGCCAGTAAGTGGCGGTATTGGATTGGCGCCAATGGTAAAGTTTGGGACGCTGGAGGATTGTAGTATAAAAAATACTTGACAATACGCCAGCGGTGGCGTATAAGTAGGGCATGAAAAGAAAAAAGAATCCTCACGCGGTGGCACTTGGAAGATTAGGTGGACAAGTTAAAGGGAAATGTAAAGCTCGTACGACCGAACAGGCACGCAAAGCGGTCATGGTTAGATGGAGTAAGCGAAAATGAAGAGTGGAATATATATCATTTGTAATATAATCAACGGCAAGGTTTATGTCGGACAGAGTTGTAATATTAAACATCGGAAAGAATGTCATTTTTCGGAACTGAAAAGAAGGGTTCATTATAACGAATACCTTCAGCGTGCATTTTGTAAACATGGTGAAAAGAATTTTGAATTTCGAGTTATAGAGGAAACAGAAGAACGCCTACTGGATGATCGAGAAGTTTTTTGGATTATTCAACACAAGAGCAATCATCGGAAGTTTGGGTATAATTTAGATAGCGGTGGGAATCTGAATCATCACCATTCAGAGGTATCTTTAATTAAAATGTCTGAAGCCCAAAGAGGTAATAAACGTTGGCTTGGGAAGCATCATTCCGAAGCAACTAAACGAAAAATATCAGAAGGTAGGACGGGTGTAAAACATTGGGATTACGGAAAACATCATTCTAAAACACATAATCTAAAGATTTCAAAGGCGTTACGTGGGCGAAAGACGTGGAGTTATGGAAAGCATCTTTCTATAGAAACGCGGCAAAAAATGTCAAATAGTCGCATGGGGCATTATACGTCCGAGGCCACCAGGCTTAAAATATCTAAAGCGCACATAGGGATAGGTAAAGGAACTCATCCTTCAGATAAAACCAGAGAGAAGATGTCCTTAGCTCTTATGGGTAATAAAAACGCGCAAGGGAAACTCCGATGAATTCCTATGCTGATTTCGATGTTGTGGATTATATCGAAGCCGACGATGAGGAACGCTCGGCGATTGACGATGAATTTAAACCGGAAGAATACCCGGATTGGTGGCTGGCGATGCACTGCGCGACGCCGCATCAGTCCGGGATGACTAACTGGAGGTAAAATGAACCAACCAACGCAACAGCACTATCAACCTGAGCGCCGGACCGTGATTCTGCGATTTGGGAGCGACGATAATCCTCTGAATGGAGAGTATTATTGCCGCGGCGGAGTATGCTGGCCAGTGGCAGTCCGGAATAGCGACGGCCGTTCGGCGGTTGGTCATGCGGTCATGGTCGGATTCAATTTGCAGACAAAAAAGTATACCGTGTTTGAAGATCGGGAATTCGTCTGCGTTGACCCGATAGTCGAGAATGGACAGGTAACGTTTGATGGAGTGTCAAACTGGTTTAATCAATGCTGGTCAAAATATTATTGCCAGTACTGGTATTATCATCAGGACGAAACGACACATCGGACATATCTACTCCAGACGATTAGGTCGCAGATGATTCAACCGAAGCCGGGGTTTATCGAGGTCCCCTGGCAGGATGAAAATGCGGTGGCACCGATGTTTTGGCAGATGGTCAACACAAAGCGATTGAAGTTTGGCTCAAAGACGATATTGGAACAAGCGCGGCAGTATCAGGCGATGCTCGGATCGTCGGAGCTTGCACTGTTTCCGGCGGTGTACGCGTTGGTATGCGCGTTGTCTGGGATGGAAAGATGGCCGTGGAGGGAGAGATGAAATTACAAGAATTTAAGACTGGAAAAGATTTTTATTTGTTACATAGAGATGGATACGGGCACTACAGGTGTACGGATAAAGGGACGCGGGTTGTAGTCGCAATTTGTTTAGATTCTCACAGGGATAATTCTTCATGGTTTAATGGCCCTCCTTATGCCGTCGCTGAATGCGTGATTGATGAAGACACTATGGAGGTGTGTTACGAACACAAAAATATACACGGACGTGACGATTCTTTTCCGAAAGCGAATAAGATATTAAAAAGACAATACAAAAACATAGAAAAGGAGATCGTGAAAAAGCAAAAAAAAGAAGCTCTAGAGATGGCGGAAAAGTATAGACGCAAGGCGAGTGCCGTAAGACGAACGAAGTTTCATAAGATTTGGCGCATCGGTAAAAACGGAATGACGTATCGGCGTATGAAGATGTCGGAGAGGGAGCGACACCGGCAATATTGTGAATTTATACGAAAGGCTGAATTTACGGAAGCATATGTGAATGGAAAAACAATTCAATCACTTTTGCTCAATTCAGCGGGAAAGCCGTGCGGTTGGCTCGATCGGTTAAATCCGGCTGGTGTTATTTTTATTAGTGACACTAACGCTGTGCGGATAAAACCAGAGGAAACAAAATGAATAATTACGGCGCAACACTTGTGGTTAACGACCCTCTCTTGGTTGCGTATATGCGAGTTCACGCTTGCCGCAATACCGCCGAAGAAATGGCCTTGCGCAAAACACCTGAAGGTAGGAAATATTTTTTACTGATAGCAAAAGAGCGGCGCAAGGAACCGCTGGCCTTGCGTCGTCTTCCGCGTTTAATGGGACAGGCAGCAAGAAAAAGGGTAGATAAAATCCTTGACAATATTGTTTCGATTTGATATAAGACGAACATTTAAGAATAGTCGTGCCGTTTTACGGCGCGTGGATTGAAACGAACGTATAAACGTTCATACCAGAGAGCCTAGAGCTTCAGTGTTTGAACTGAACTCTAGGCTTTTCTGTTATGGACGACCAAGTACAATTTTCAAATCGTTCCGATCTCGCCGACTGCATATCCAATCTCTACTCCCACTGGAAAGAAAATCGTTCCGCCCTGCAAACGAAATGGAACTCAAACAACGCCGCTTTCCGTGGTGTCAGTGAATACAAGTGGAAAGATAAAGAGGGTGAAAATTGGCGGTCGAATACTTTCATCAACGTTACTAAACAAAAGATTGTTTCTGCCTGCGCCCTGGTGATCGACATGCTTCTGGCCGGTGGTCGTATTCCGTTCATGCTCAAGCCGTCGCCCTGGGACGACATTCAACTGGAAGAACTGCCGCCTGATGCCCAGGAAGAAACGAAAAAAACGATAGACGACATGCGTCGCATGATTGAGCAACAGCTACTGGATTGCAATGCTGACCGCGCGTTGATGAAAAATATATTGTCTGAAGCGGTCTACGGAGAGACTATTGCGAAACTCATTGTCCACGAAGTCAAGCGGGATCGCTGGCAGAGTAATCTTCAATTGGGCGAACAAGTAACCGACGTTGGACGCGTGCCGGTCGAGTATAAGTCGTTTGCAAAGGTAACGGAGAGCAATATGGCTCCCGGATGGGAGTTTTTACCCGTGTGGGATTTCTTCCGGGACATGGAAACCGATGATCTCAAGGCTGGAGCCGGTTGTATTCATCGTCAACTTGTCTCTCCGTTCTGGTTGCGAAATAAAAAAGGCCGTCCTTTTTACATTGACGCAAACATTGATACAGCGATTTCGCGTGCTGGACAATCTGATACTGGAACGACACAGCCCGAACAGGATCCCGCGTCGCTATCTCCCGCCATGCGTGATATTAAATTCCGGCAGAACACAATCCTATACCTTGAATTTTGGGGTCGTATTCCGCGCGGGACCATAGAAGCATTCGAGGCTGAGATGTTTTCCGGCGCCGAAACTCCGAGCGTGGTGTTCGATGAGCAGGACAATTCGGGAGATGAGATCGAGGTGATGGTATGCGTCGCCGGCGATCAAGTCGTGCGGTATGTTCGGACAACGGCTGATGAGCGTCCGTTCTTTCGCGGTGTATGGGAAGATAGTCTGGACGGGCAAGGCGCCATCGGTGTAGCGGATAACGCCGCCAATGCGCAATTAATTTTGAATGGTGCAGTTCGGGCGTTTGAAGACAATAAAAAGTTGTCGGCAAATGTGATCGCGGCAGTTAAGCGCCGTTTTTTGGAAAAAGACTTAAAAGAGTTTCATCCAGGAATGATAATTGATTTATCTGAAGATTGCGATGATGCGAAAAAAGCGATCATGCCGGTTGTCATCCCTGATGTTGGGGAATCGTTGTTGAATCTGATTGCGCTTGCTGAAAAATATTGCGACATGGATACGCTGATCCCGAAGTTGACGCAGGGTCTGGATGTTAAGGAGCCGCAGATGAGAGCATACGTGGCGCAACAGCAGGTTGAAAAATCAGGCAAGTATATCGGACAGGTCACACGGAACAACGATGAGTCGCTGATTGAGCCGATCGTCGAGGCGTTCTACGACTACAACATGCGGGATCCAAGTACGGTAAAAGGTAAAGGCTCTTACATTGTCAAGGCGCTGGGATTTACGTCGTATCAGGACAGGATCGAGCGAATTGAAAAACTTAAGAGTATGTTGACGTTGGTAATGTCCAGTCCGGAATTGATGGCAGAATCGAAAGTGCGCTGGTATCTTGAGGAAATTGCCAAAGCCCTGGACATGGACCCGGAACAAGCCGTCAAGTCCGAACAGGAAAAACAGCAAGAAGCGCAATCTATTCAACCTGATCCCCTGGTACAAGCTCAGGCGGCGAAACTGAATGCTGAGGCGGAACGCGCAAACGCTGATGCGCAAGCGAAAATTGCCGGGACGCAGACTGGAGCGGAAAAACTTGTTCTTGAGCGCGCAAAAGTTGTGCATGAGATGGAGACGAAATCGCGTGAGAAACCCGCTGTTACATAAATGTAACTTTAATAAAATATTGTTACAAAATTGTATTGACAAAACATTTTGCTTATGCTAAAGACAGTGGCATGAATTTAAGGAAAATTCTGTCCGATGATGAAATCTTGCAACTGGCAAGATTATCAGAGACGGGGGCAGGTAAAGCATTGTTGAAAGTTGCGGAGTTTGATTTGAAACGGTTTCGTTTTGATCTCGAAAGCAACCCGATGATTGCGGAAGATAAAAAGGATTTCCGGTTTAAGGCCGGAGTGATTGAGGGATTGAAACTGGCCGAAAACGCGTCGAGAGATGCTCGGCTAATCGTAACAAAAACAGAAGAAAGGAAAGAGTCATGAAGAAATTTATTTGTGTTGTTGGGTTTGCGATGGTTGCCGGTTTGCTGTTCGCGCAGGTGAACGAACGCGGAAACAAGAATTTTACCGGCGAGGTCAATATTGACGGAGATTGGAAAATCAAGGGGACGAAAGTCAACGTGACCGCTGCGGAACTTAACCAACTTGACAGCGGGGCGGCCCTTTCGGTTGGTTCCATCGCCGTCAGTGGTAATGCTAATGTTACTGGTTCAATTACTGGTGGCACGGCGACTGTTACCGGCAAATCAACGCTGAATGGCGAGTTGGAAGTCAACCAAGCGTCTGTGGATATTAACCTCAAGGCGACTGCCGATGTGGTTGATATTGCACAGACTAATACTGCCGGAACTGCTTCTACGCCATTGATAAATGTCAATGACGATCGGACTGGCACAACGGCCAACGAAGCCTCTGAAGCGTCAATTTATATTGACGCTGATGGCACTTATGGTTTGGCAGTGGCTGACGGAAAAGTCCAGATAGAAGCCGAAATTGATACAGCTGCCGGCGATATACTTCTCACGCCTGCTGGTGGTGAGGTGCATATTAACGGCGGTCTGCATGTCGGCGGAACGGATGCGGTTGGCGACAATAATCTGAAGGTGGACGGGACGCTGACGCAGGTCGGTACGGCTACATTCACGCTTGCTCCGGTTATGACTGCATTGACGGCCAGCAAGCCTGTGTTCACAGATGGAAGCAAATTGCTGACATCATCCGGGACGATTGGTGTTGACCAAGGCGGAAGCGGTGCGGCGACCTTTACGGACAATGGTGTCCTGATTGGTAATGCGGCCAACGCCTTCTCGGTAACCGCTGTAGGTACAGACGGACAAGTATTCCTCGGTGCTACCGGCGCGAACCCCACATGGGGAACGATGGGTGGCGACGCATCTATTGCCGCTAACGGTACGGTTACGGTCAGCAAGGGGTTGGCAATAACGAACGGTGCAAGCCTTATAGGTATTCCGACGGCGGGATTGACACTTGGCGGCGCAAATATAAAATCAATGCTTGATTGCGCTGATTATTCTGCGGTGCGGACAGCTTTGAGTTTGCGTCCAGGAACGGAAGTCCAGGCGTATGCTGCCGACCTTGATACCCTTGCGTTAAATAACGGCGGTTCGCTGACTAATTTACAAGCGGCCACTGCTTTGATCGGCGTGGTTCCGTTGGCCAATGGCGGCGCGGGAAACGCGAGCGGTATTCTGAAAGCCAACGGCGCGGGGCTTGTTTCAGCGGCTTCGAGCACGACTGATTATATCGCTCCTATCGCGCAGGTGTCGGGCGTTACTACGGCGGCTTTGGTTGCCACAGTTACGTTCCAGAGTTCAATCACCGGCCCGCAACATTTAACTGGCTGGCTGTCCGAATCGGCCGGCGGTGTGGCTGTCGGAACGAACGTTGTCTCAATCGCTGATGGCGGTAATACGACGGTTTTGGCTGGTGGTGGTGCTGGCGATGCATACGCCGTTTGGGTTTCGCATACAGATGGACTATCAACGTTGGATATCACCATGACCGGCGCGCAGAGCGGATTGTATTTCAATACTGTTCAACACAATGGCGTGGTGGTAAGCACACCGGCGTTTAATGTTGCACCGTAAACGTAAATGAAATAAGCAAAAGCCGGTGGAAAATTGAACCCACCCCGGCTGAATAAACGAAAAATAGGAGAGACACAATGCCAGACGAGAACACGCAAGATGTGCAAATCGCAGAGCAAGCGTCCGATAAATCGTTCGGAGATGGATTTGCAGACGAAACAGCGAAAGTTGACGCTCCGAAAAAAGAAGAAACGCCGCAAGGGATAAAGGTTGAGGACAAACCTGCTAATGATGTCGCGCAAGTTCAAGACGACGGCGACAAGAAGCCTGAAGTGAAGGTTGAGGAAAAACCTAAGACCGCCCAGGAACGGATGGAAGAATTGGCGAATAAGAACGCTCCGGTAGAAACAGCGCCGAAAGAAGTTCCGCCGGTTCATCAGGCGCAGGAGCAAACTCCGGCACAGGCTGGACAGGGCAATTGGATAAATGACCTGATCAAATCTCCGGAGGTGGCGAACACTAAGATCGGCGTGGATGGAAAAGAAATGACGGTGGCAGAGTTTGCCAAAGAGTATCCCGAAGCTATACAAGCCCCGGTTGCGGTCGCTAAAGCGATGATCGAAAAAGCCGTCAAGGAAATCCAGGAGAAAGCCAGCGCGGATATTCAGGGTGTCCAGTCGCAGTTGAAAACAATGCAGTTTTGGGACGGTGTTTATCAGGTGCATCCTGACGCCCGGAAGATTGCGTCAAGCCAGGAGTTTAAAGATTGGGTTTCCAAACAATCTCCGCTGGTGGCCAAACTGGTTTCCTCGGAAGATACGGCGGACGCGGTTTCTGTTTTGGACGCTTATAAGGAATCGCTGGCTAAGGCCGATAAAGAAGTGAAAGACAAAGAAGCGTTCAAGCGCAAACAGGCAAAGGATGGTTTGCACGGAGAAAGTTTAAGAGGCGTCGGCGGCGCGCCGGCGATCGCCAGCAATAAAGATCAGGATGATTTCGATGCCGGCTTTGGTCAAAAATAACATCTGGATGGGACAGTATGATACCCGCGCCATACCGTTGGAGGACGGGAAGGAGGTGCGTTGTTCGGTTTGTGGCCAGTTGCTTTGTAAGGGTAAGATGGCCTCAAACAGTAGGCTTGAATTTAAGTGTCATCGTTGTCGCAATATGATCAGATTTTGGTTCAGATAAGTTTGATGGGGTGAAAATCATCCCGGAATGTTAATCCGCCAGAAGGCCTTTGAGTCTCAGTGCGAAAGAAACGTAACGCAAGGAGGCTCAAAATGGCTACTAACGTTTATGGGGATATCTCCCCGAGAACGGCAGGATTTGCCGTTCGCAAATTGCTTGATCGCGGTCAGTTCCTGATGGTTCTGGAACGATTCGGTCAGGTTGATCCACAAGGTCAGAACAAAACCAAGACCCGCAAATGGCGCCGGTATCTCAGTCTGCCGAGGGCAACTGCCCCGCTGGCCGAAGGTATCAGTCCTGCTGGTCAACGCCTGAATTACGTTGATGTCAACGCCGCCCTGGAACAGTACGGGGATTTGGTGAAGGTCAGTGATGTTATTCTGGATACGCACGAAGACCCGGTTCTTGACGAGACCGTCAAGATCATGGGTGAACAGGCGGCTGAGACTGTCGAGGTTGTCCGCTACAACGTTGTGAAGGCAGGGACGAACGTGTTCTATCCCGCCGGCGCAACGACTCGCGCGACCGTCAACAGTCCGATTACCCGCGCCGTTCTTCGACAGGTAATTCGGTCGTTCAATCGCAACAAAGCCCGTCCGATCAGTGAAATAATCAAAGCTTCGGCTTTGGTCAGTACTGAACCCGTGGCACCCTCGTATTTCGCGCTTGGTCATACCGATCTTGAATCGGACATTCGCGGAATTACCGGGTTTGTGCCTTGTGAGCAGTATAGCAACAGCGACAAGGCGTTGCCTGGCGAAATCGGCAAAGTTGAGAGCACGCGGTTCATTCTGTCCGCATTGCTCGATCCTTGGCTGGCCGCGGCTACGAGTTCTAGCGGTTCAACCTATCTGACGAACGGTTCCTCTGGAACTGGTTATCCTGACGTGTACCCGATCTTGGTTATCGCCAGAGATGCCTATGCCATTGTGCCGTTGCAGGGTAAAAACGCCGCATCAGTTGCGGTGGTCAACCCCAAGCCGGTCCACGGGGACGAACTTGGCCAGAGCGGGTTTGCGTCTTGGAAGACCTACCAGACTGCCGCGATTCTGAATCAACTGTGGATTGGGCGTGTTGAGGTGGCTTGCACCGCAACGCCTTCCTAAGCGATCGAAACAAAAACAATAAAGGAGAAATAAGTTATGGCAAAAAAAGTGTCAGGAACATTTAACGGCACCGGCGCCACGCTTTATGTCTGTTGTGGCTTTGTCCCGGACAAAGTCATACTGCGTAATTGCGAAGCGACGACCTGCCTGGTCGCCAAATGGAACAGGCATTCGCGCAGTGCGGAGCAGATTGCTGGCGTTTTGGAGACCCAGGGCGTCTCGTCTGCTTTGGCAAACGGCGCTGGAATCGGTCGGTATTATGGCGGAGACATGCTCACGTCTGCCAACCAGACCAGCGTGTCTTATGGCGAGGGAGTCTATCTTGGCTTTGATAAGAAAGACTACCGCGGCTTGGACATCGTGTCCGGCAGCGCCGCGATTGATACATGGACTCTGGATACCAGCGGAAATAGGACCGGCCATTTCAACAATGACGTGGTTGGAACGTACATCGGCGAAGGCTCGGAAATCTGCATTGATGGCAAGTGGTATGTCATTGAGGCAGTTTCGGCCGGATACGGTATATCCGCCGATGAAGTAACGTTGTCTGAAGCGGTTGCTTCCGGCGATGTTGAGCACATCAGCGGCATGTACGACCTGTCGCCCCTGGCGGTTGGTTCGCTCACGCCGGCTGGTTTCTACGTCAAGAGCAACACGCTTAACGGCAACGGCGAGTTGATGTTGTTCGAAGCCGAATTGTTCGACAATTAAATTCAAAACATGAAACGCGCAGGGGTTGGTTATATTCCAGCCCCTGCATTTCAATAATACAAGGAGAGACTATGAGCAAAGATGCCAAGAGCAAAGAGCCGGAAGTCCAGGAAGTGGAACAGCACAAGATCGAGAAGCCTAAAGAAAAATATTACCGCATGAGGTTTCATGCTAAGTCGAACCCGAACGACGAGGACGATGTGAAACTTTCGGTCAACGGCGAAACCGTTGTCATCGAACGGCAAAAGGACGTTGTGCTTCCGGAGCGGTACAAGGTTTGTGCTGAAAACGCGCGTTCGCCGCAGTTCAGGCAGTTGCCTAATCAGCCAAGAAAACTTGTTGGCGAGATCATCACGTTTCCGTTTGATATGATCGGCGAAGGTACGGAAGATGAATATCTCGACATGAAACGCTCCGGCACTAAGGCAACAAAAGAAGCCGTTGAGCGCGACGGTTCCAACGCATAGGCCGATTTATAATCGGCAAAGAGAGATTTATGTCAGCCATCACGTCTTATGCCGATTTGTACCCTTTAATGGTCCCGGAATTGTCCGGATGCCCTGAAAATTTTATCCTTCAGTCGTTGAAAAAGACCTTGCGCAAATTCTGCCAGGACTCTAACGCCTGGCGGGAACAGTTGGCGTCTATTAACTTGAAGGAAGGCGTTCTGGATTATGCTCTGGCGTCAAAATGGGACGCTGAAATCAAGGAAATAATTGAAGTCCGAATCGGGGCGGAGATTGTTGACTTGGCCGGAGCCGACGTGGTAACAACAACCGCCGCGGGTGAAGCGTCTCTTGCTGTCCATGATATAGCGAGCGATTCCGGCACGATCTATTCAGGCGATAAGTTCATCTTATCCGGTGGTGACGGGACGCTTTACACCCTGAGCGCAAACGCTACCGTTACCAGTCATGCGGCCACAATAACCTTTACGCCCGTATTGAGTCAAATCGCTACAGCTGGAACGGAGTTGAGTGTCGTGCCGCCAAAAGACCTCGGGGTATTAATCGCCCCGGCCTATTACACCTATCACGCCGAAGATACTGTTCGACTGGATGTGGCGCAAGCGGCTGGAATATTGTCGTTGGATTCATCTTTGGAGCCTGACGAAGACTTAATTCGCGGGTTGGATGTCAAGGTTAGTTTGGTACCGCACATCAACTCTGATGACGACCAGATTGACTATGACTTTTTAACTCGGTGGGCTGAAGCGATTATTGGCGGCTCAATTTGGTGGCTTATGACCATGAAAGGGCGCAAGTGGTCTGATCCACAGAGAGCGCCGCTGTTCATGTTGGATTACAATAGGGGTTTGAGTAGAGCGCGGCGCGAGATGGTTGGCGGATATAAGGTTGAAATGGAGGATTTATCGGCATGAGTTTTACCGCAAAACAGGTGATTGACGATGCGCGTCCGTTGACGAACGACAAGGACAAGACGACGTGGAGCGATTCGGATTTTTTGAAATATTTGAATGAAGTTGTCAGGATTCTTTACGCCGAACATCCTGAATGCCGGCTTGATGATGATGGGGCGTTGACTGTTTATGCGGATACCGCCATAAACGGTAATGTTCCCCTTGACGACATCTACAAGCCGGCGCTGGTGGAATATCTCGCCTATCGCTTTCATGACGCCGATGCCGGGGACACGAGGGATAAAGCGCGCGCCGCAGAACACCTGCAAAGATTTAATGACCTGATCGGACCTTCCAAATGAGGATATTCATGTATGGCTTATGAACAAGAAAAGAAGTTCTTAGCGGAAACGGCGGCGATACGTGTCTCTTACTGGTCAAATCCCCAGACCGGTAATGCTGTTCTCGTGCGTCGTTGGACAACCAGCCGGGCAGAATTACACGCTTCCAGTGTTGCGTACCTGAATACGATTAAGACCGTCACGAATCCTTGTGCGATCGCTGACGGAAAATCGAAACCATATCCAGGTGTTTGGCGTGTGTTCCCTTTTCAGGCGATGCTTGGGAAAGGCGTACCCGAAGATCAGCAGGGTATCACGCAGACGTTGGTGTTGTCGGTTGACGGCGATTTTAAATGGGCTTCGGAAGATTCAACACTTGAGCGCATGTATTCCTATGCCTACCAGAACAAAGCGGCTCCGATCCAGACGAAGGTGGCCGTCCAGGGCGAGGTCACGGAAGTACAAAATACGCTCAACGATCAACTTCAGTACGATTCACAGGCCAGAATTACACATTCCCATCCGTATCAATGGACCACGCACACGAGGGAGGATGCCCTAGGAACGACTGATAATATTGGCTATAAGAATGCACGGACAAGGCCGGAAGCACCCGTCAGCGTGGCACAGGGCACGGTCTATGACGCTAAAAGCACCCTTAATAAGGACGGGACGTATGATGGCGACGTGTCGTATAAGACCAGCAGGCCGGTTGATTTTACGGTTGATACCGGGAAAAGCTCAACAAATGCAGAATCCACCAAAGTATTAGTCAATCAAACGGCTACAATCGCCGCACCGTCGGCCAGTCAAGGGGTTCAGACCAGGGCGAATAGTTCCATCAATCCTGACGGGACATACAACGGTGCCCAAATAACCGACACGAGTACAGCATTGTCTGTCACGGCGGATACCGAAAAGAGCTCACTTGTCAATGAGTCAACGATTACCAGTGTAAATAGTCGAACAAAGCTGGAGGCGGCGGTGGCCGGCGTAGGAGTTCAAACCCGTGCTCATAATAATATCAATCCGGACGGAACGTACAACGGGGAGCAGATATCCGAAACAAGCGTACAGGCGGCATGGTCAGACGCGACGCAGACGGTTACCGGCTCTACGGTTGGCAATTCTTATCTTAATTACCGGACAAAACCTTCAGCGCCATCAACTGAAGCAATCGGGTTTGTTTATGATGCAAAGTTAACATTGAACAAGGATGGTACCTATTCGGGTGGCGTGGGGTATGAGTACGCCAAACCGGCGCGGTGGAGCGACGTGGTTGACTCCGCGCTTGGAACTTCGGTCGGTCATTCATATCTGAACCAGAGAGTTAAAGTATCCGCGCCGGCAAGCGTGGTCCAGGGGTTTATTTATGATGGTAAATCCACGCTTAATAAAGATGGAACTTACAACGGCGGCGTCGGATACGAGTATTCCAAGCCGGCGGCGTGGACAGATGAAGTCAGATCGGCGACGGGTTATTCAGTCAACAATTCGTATTTGAATTACCGGACAAAGCCAACGGCCCCGGCCAGTGCCGTTCAAGGGTATGTCTACGACGCCAAGAGCACGCTTGGCAAGGATGGAACTTATTCTGGCAATACTGGATACGAATATTCCCTGCCGATGATGCTGACGGATGCCGTTCATTCTACGCTATCGTCCGGATACAGCACGGATTATCTGAATTACCGGGCGAAGCCGGTGGCACCATCAAGGACCGTTCAGGGATATGTTTATGACGCCAAGTCAACTTTAAATAAAGATGGCACATATTCGGGTGGGGTGAATTATGAATATTCTAAGCCGATAATGCTGTCCGATAAGACCGAATCTACTTTGGCAACCAGTTATGACCTATCTTATTTGAGTTATCGGACGCGACCTGCCGCACCTGCAACTTCTGTTCAAGGGTTTATCTATGACGCGAAATCCACCGTTAACAAGGATGGTACGTATTCGGGTGGAGCTGGGTACGAATATAGCAAGCCTTTAGCTTGGACAGATGCAACTAACACGGCGCTTGTAACTTCGTACAGTCATTCTTACGCGAACAGTAGGGAACGTCCAGAGGCTCCGACAGCGGCCGTCCAGGGATATGTTTTTGACGCAAAATCAACGGTCAATAAAGACGGGACTTACTCGGGTGGGGCAGGGTATGAGTATTCAAAGCCGGACCGGTGGACGGATATAACAGAAGACGCTTTAACGATAGATTACTCCGCTTCTTACCTGAACTATCGCGCGCGTCCGATCGCGCCTACCAGTGCCGTGCAAGGTTGCGTTTACGATGCCAAGTCAACCGATAATAAGGACGGGACATACAATGGTGGCGTGGGGTATTCTTACAGCAAGCCGATAGAGATCGCTTCGCAGACTTTGTCCGGAGTGTACACCGCCGCCTATGAAATATCTTACCAAAATTCGCGTACAAAACCAGTGGCGCCTGCCGCTACTATTGGATTCGTTTATGATGCCAAAAGTACGTTGGCGAAGGATGGGACATATAATGGCGGGATTGGGTATGAGTACGATGCGCCGGTCCAAGTTTATCAGACATTTACGGACAGATACGGTGCGGTCGCTTTTTGGTCTGGAAAGAATTGTCCAGAATCAATATTCGCATCAACGCTCACGACGGCGTCTTTGGATTACACGACAAATAACGACGTGAATAAGGAAGTAACTAGATCGGGCTTGGTGAATTTCATGATCGTCAAGCGTCCGTATGGATTAACCAATATTACAACCTATTACGGGACGCTGGGTACTGGTGGTGCGACCGTATATGATTTTGAACGGAGGGTGGATGCCGACGATGCATCGGGATATAAGTGGAGAAAAATAACCATTAATTTGACTGAATATGTAGGAATCGGGTTAACTGCTGCGTGGAGTAATATTGATACTGGAGATAATGATTCTATCAAACCTCATTTTCTTGGTATGGTTGCGGGAATCGCGGTATATAGATCGGTTAAAATCAAACGGACATGGACGGCGTCTTGGACAACTGGCGCATCGGCGGAATCATGAATAACTCACAAAATGATATTAATAATTTAGAAGCGAAGGTTAGGGAACTTTCCGACGCGTTGGCGAACAATGGCGATGCCGGAACGATGTCAGGGTGGATTCCGGGGGGAGCAGCCGGGGGAGGATTCACAGGCACAGTTACCTCAATCGGAGTGTTAAATTATAGTTCGGGGTCGCTCCAATATAAAGTTAAAACTGCCACCTATACAAATGGGTTGCTGACCGCGGAGCCTACCCTGGGTGATTGGGTAACGCTCTTTACCGGAGTAACGGGGTGTCCATCATGAGTCTAATATGGTTGAAAAATGGTGATATACGGTTAACGTCCAGCGGCGCCCCGATGCTTGTGAGAGCGTGGACATATCGGAGGCAACTTTCGGATTGTTGTCCACCTCTCCCGGGTACAATTACGATAATAGGATGTGAACCGCCAGCCTGTATAAGATTTGGGGATACTAATTTAAGTCCTAATGCGCGGTCGTATATTCGGCAATCATGCTCCGCTTGGAGCGGAAGCGGCGGGTACGCATGGCCGGCGGATGTACCGAATTGCCCTTGGCCGGAGGGTATATCAGTGGAAGAGGAAGAACCCGAAGAGACTGAGGGGGGGAGCGGAGAACTAGTGCAACTACAAGCAATAGCAACAGGAAGCGTAATGAATGCTTGGGGGAAAGAAACGGAATATCCAACATGGATTCCGTTTTTTTATGGTTGTTTTGCATTTAATTCTCCTGAAGGTGGTTATTTCTTTGTTGGCAATATGTTTCCATTTTTTCAAACCGAAACATTATTAACTCGTTATGGTAATGGATGGTCAAATGGGCATTTATTTGTTGACTGCAACGGAAATGTATTTTTAGAGGGGGTGGAAGTTTATGATATGCGTCCTGGAGCAGAATTTCACTTACATTCTGCAAACGGAACACCAATTCTTTTAGATAGTTATGATTTACCTATAGGAAATTCAACAATTAACTTAAGTGGAGTAACTTCGAATTGGGATGGATCATGCCCAACATGCCCAGAAGGCTGTGGATCGGTGGATATTGGTGCAATAACAATATCAGTATCGAAAGTTTAATATGTTAAAAAATTATATTTTATCCGATGCATGTCGTGGCAAGTTGCATTGCACAAGGTGCCGTTCAAAAAGCAAAGGACGATTATTTCGAGAACATCTTTTCAACTATTTGACAATTAAAATTCCTTGCGTGGATTTTGATTGTCCTTTTGGTTATGAATGGGGCGCAAAAATAGAACCGGAATTTGTACCCCGGAAAATTGTTTTTCAGGAAGGCAATCAGCGAGTACCTACGTCGGCGCAAATGAACGAAAATACTGAATTATCAATAGAACGTTTTACCATCTGTAAAACCTGCGATAAGTCAAGCGAGAACGGGCATAAGTGTTCTTTGCATAAAGGCTGTTGTTTTGGAAGATGGCGCTCAAATCCTGAAAACAAATGTCCGGACAACCTTCCGAAGTGGGAGGCAAAAATAATTGAAAAAAAATCTTGACAATCCGACAGGGCTTTGGCATTATATGATCAGAAAGGAAGGGATATGTCAAAGTGTCCAAAGTGCGGCCAAGATCACAGCAAAGCCCTTGCGTGTATAGGCGCAGAGGGTGGCGCAAGCGGGAAGGGCAAAAAGGCCAGTCCGGCCAAACGCAAGGCGGCGATCAAGGCCAATATGGCGAGATGGAAAAATCATAAAAGGGGGAAATAAAAATGAAAAACATTAAACAAATAATAGGTTTGGTTTTGACAATATCTCCGGTAGGGGTAGTTGTTGGCGTGGTTGGGAGATTAACGGGAATGAATTGGTTATTGGCCGATATGATGGGATTATTGTTTTCAGTGATCATCTTGGCTGGAATCACGCTCTTGATAGGAAAGAAATAATGAAAAAAGCATTTACATTAATCGAATTGTTGGTTGTTATTGTTTTAATGGCGATTATTGCCGCAATATCTATGCCCGCTTTTATCGGCATGGGACGCGGGGCGGGGATGCGGGGCGAAACGGCAAACATCCGCGCGAAACTATCTCTTTGTCGGCAATGGGCAATTACTCATCGGGAAAAGGTAACTATAAGATATGGAGAATTTTTTTACGGTCTTCATATGGGAGAGAACGGAACAACGCTCCTTGATGCCGAAGGAAATTTCCCCGTAGATGAAAAAACTCACAAAGGATTAATGGTGGGGCGTGATATTTACAATGTTACTACTGGCAATCATGGTACAATTTCAGCAAATACTGCAACAACGATTGATGCTGGTGGTTTATTATGGTCAAAATATGATAGGTACAGATTTGACGAACATTCGATATCTAAATCTGCATATTGCGTGACAGGAGAGGAACAGTTCTATATTCAAAAACCGGAGGCTTTAGTGGCCGATGTTGTTTTGCAAAACAATTTAGGAAGTGACGAGTTTTGCGATTCATTAACGTTTACGCCGACCGGCGGTTTGACACCGGAAGTTGAAAAAAATATTATAATTGCCGATAGGAAAAATCCTAAAAATATTAAAACAATAACGGTTAATAAATTAACCGGCGGATTGACTGTTAGATAATTTCGCATTAAGATACGTGCCGGGGATTATGGATTGCTTTCGGTAAAAGAATCGTTGTTCGTGATTCAATAATTGACAAGACACAGATGATATGATATAAGCATTTTTCAGAACCTGCCAGAAGACCATTGAGTCTCCGTGCGGATGCGCAGAACGCGCATTAGACCGGAGACTCGTATGTGTAAAACAGAAGAATCTTGCAAAGTTCCCGCTTTAGATAAATACCTGACCGATGCGGAATTAAACGCGATTGAAAACAGGTTTTCCGAACATGTCGCCTTCTTTAAATCAACGGGGTGGGACGGTAAAGACCTTTCCGGTTTCTCCGACTCTGGACTGATATGGGCCAACGATTGTCCCCGGTTGTTTAACGAGATCAGGTTTCTGCGCAAGAAGTACGGTTACTACAAGGCAACCGATGGTTGCAAGAAGAGTGGCGACGGACAGGGCGATAATAATTCTTTCCCGCTTGTCTCCCGGCGTCCTTTCCCTCCGCCTGATTTCTATAAGGGCGTACTCATAATCAAGCTTGTTGGAACTGTTAGTTATCCTAAGAAGATCCTCAATCGACTTGCCTCTCATCCCGTATGGATCTTTGTCGCTCATCTTTTTTCATCCAAGGCTAAAGCGATTAACACAGCAAGAGGATAAATTCAATAACCAAATGAATATAAAGGGATACGCCGTGGACGTTCACGCTTGTGGCCATTTTCGTCTTGAGCTTCCCGCCCGTGAGATCAATCTGCAATACGCGCATCGGGTTGACGTGAAGACAAACATAATGTTTTCTGATTACGCCGGCACCAGTTTGATGGTCTTTCAGCGCCAGAACAAAAATCTCGAAAACGTTAAATTCGCCAACTCGCGCGGGATAGCAACTGCATACGAATTGGACGATGACATATGGGGATGTCCGCCGGTGTTTGAGGCTTACGGAAAGAAATGCCTGAAACCGGAGGAGAGCGAAGTTATTATGAAGGCGTGTGATGCTATTACGGTAACGACGCCGGAATTGGCGGACGTGGTTCAAAAACACGTTCCCGGAAAGCCGGTTTACGTCATACCGAACGCGATTGACATGGAGATGTGGGACGCGGTGTACTGCGAGAGACAAACCAGGGCAAATTCCAGTACGGTAACAATCGGCTGGATGGCCAGTCAATCTCATTTGATGGATGCGCCGTTGGTTGGCGAGGTGTTGCGCGATCTGATGGTGGAATTTCCACAATTGCGTCTTCATTTTATCGGGTGGCTGGGCATGCAGGACTTCATGGTCAATCTGGCTCCGTTCAAAGATCGTATCATTTGCGGCGATTGGGTGCCGGTGTCGCAACTGGCGGAGACCATGAAGGACTTTGATATTGGCCTATTACCATTGATTGATCATCCGTGGAACCAAAGCAAGAGCGACCTCAAGTATCTTCAATATTCCTGCCTGGGGATTCCGTCCGTGGCGTCGCCATTGCCGTGTTATATGCGGACGATTGAACAGGGATGTGGATTGATTGCGGAACATAACGCGCCGGCGGCGTGGTATAATCACCTGAAATCTCTGATTGCGGACGAAGGATTACGGCGCAATGTTGGCGCGCGTGCTCGTCAACTGGTGTATCTGAAACACAATATCAAGGATCAAGTCAGGGTTTGGGTGGACGCTTACGAACGGATAGTGAAGAACAAATAAAAGAAAGGGAAACATCATGAGTTTAATGGATTATTTCAGAAAGAAGAAAACGCCTGAAGAATTGGCCGCAGAAGAAGCGCAAAAAACGAACGCGATGATTCCGGCGCAAAAAACAAACATGCCTTCATTGGGGCCGCAACAGATTACTATTCCGGCACCGGCGCAGAATATCGCAACGACGGGGTTATATGCTCCGCAAGCTCCATTGCCGACATTTGCTCCGGCCCCGGTGGCACAAGCGCCGAAAGTAGATTGGTCAAAAGTGCAAGGGACACAACCGGTTACTTCCGCTCCGGCTCTTATTCCGGCGGTTACTCCGGCGGTCAAAGCTCCCGTTGCTGGATTACAAGGCGCCCAGGCAAAAACAAATTCATGGATTACAGGTGGGGAACCTGCAATGCAGGCGGCGCTTCAAAAAGAAGCTCAATGGAAAAATGATCAGGTGGCCAGGACAAACGAATGGAACGCCGGGGCAAATGAACGGAGCTTGACACGGAGCATGACGCATGAAGAGTTGGCGCGACACATGCGCCAGAAAGATGAAGATAAAAACCGTATAGGATTGGCCAGTGCGACGCAATCGCAACAACAAGTCAAGATGCAAAACGAATTGCTCGGTAAAGTATTGCCGGCGCAGGCGAACGCCCAGGGCGGTATTGATCAGGAAATGGTCAGGCGCGGTCTTGATCCGCGTACTGGTCAACCGTTGGCAGGCGTGAATTTGCCACCCGTTCCAGTTAAAGATGAAAACGGTTTGTGGATTGACCAAAATACCGGCAAGGCAATGCCGGAAGCGGCGCAGAAGCGGCTGGACGCGGGAGAACTTGCCGGCAAGAGCATTGAGGCGGCAAGGGCGACTCCTCCGCCAGCTAAGGCGTCGCATTGGAATCCATTCTCAAGGGATAACGTTTTAGGGAAAGATCCTAAGACGGGTGAGATAAGGGAATTTGGGAGTCAAAAAGAGTTGGACGGATTTATTAAAAAGAAACTATATGTGGCGTTGACTCCTGAAGAACAGAAAGCAAACGAAGAAGGCAACAAGGGAAATCAATCTGCGACCGGTATCGCCGGCGCAATGGCGCCGACGGCTCCCGCGGCTTCGCCTGTGTCTCAGCAAGGTAAGGCAACTCCAGAATCTATCCGGGCTGAAATACTCGGGTTAAAAAACGCCGAACAGAAAAAGAGTATGATTCTTGCAAAACTGCAAGACGGTACATTAACGAAAGCGCAGGCCAAGGCGTTGGCAATTGAACACGGGTTACAATAATATGTCATTCCTTGACGAAATAGAAAGCGTCCTGACAAACGCGCCGAAATCATCGTTCTTGGATGAAATCGACGCCACACCTGAACCGGCACAACGCAAGTCCGCATCGTTCTTGAACGAGATTGATGAAGTATCAGGTCAAAAACGCAGGGCGGGATTAGCGGCGATAACGGCGCAGAATCCGGAAGCGACTGGAGCAGAACGCGCGGAAATATATAAAGCGCAGACGGAAAAACAACCGCTGGCATTTACGGGGTTGGCGAGTGGAGTAAAACCGCCGACAGAACGATCGTTAGTAGGTGAGTTTGGCTCACAACTCTATGCCGGTGGTGCGATTGACGTTCCGGAGCAGGCCGGTAATATAGCCAAGGTGATTGCGCCAAAAGGATCAGCGGTTTATCGTTGGGGTGAGCAACGGAAACGTGAAGCCGAGGCGATGAAGCAGTTTGATCCCGGTTTTGCGCCGTCAATAAATCCAGAAGAGCGTCCTCTTGCGGCTGGTCTGGTTTCGCAGGGAGCGCGAATGGTTGCGCCTTCCATGGGACTGGCTTCGGCCATAGGTCTTGCGGCTCCGGCAATAGGGATAGGAGCAGGAGCGGCTACGGTGGCAGGTGGACTGGCTGGGGGTGCGTCGTTTGGTCTATCTCAGGGGCAAGACACGTATGAGCGTGGTATCGCGGCCGGATTAAGTCCGGAAGAGGCGCGAGTTGCGGCCGTTAAAGAGGGTGCAATTGAGGGCGTAGGGGAATCGGTAGGGGAAATGCTTGGCCCGGCAAAGTGGGCATTGCGTGGTGGTCGTCCGTTGCGACAGGCAGCGGCCAAGCTGATCAAAGATTTGGCAACCAAGCAGGGTGTCAAGGAAGTCGCCAAGAAAGCCGCGTTGGATTATGTTAAAACGCTTGGAGCCGAGACATTGACCGAGGAAGGCCAACAGATTGGCGAGCGGTTAGTTGACATTACATCTGGCATTGACAAGACGCCGATTACCAAAGACGAGATACTTCAGACGGCGTTGGCTACAATCGGCATGACAACGATTATGGCGCCGCTTGGGTTGGCTGGTCATGTTCAACAGGCGCAGGCCAATAATAGGATTTCCAAGATACTTACGGATGGGGCGGCGGATCCTGCCATTCGTACAAAGGCGGCGGAGTCTGTTTTTGAGGCGTTGAAGTCTGAAAACCCGCAAGCGGCGGCTAATTTTGCATTGAACGCTGAACAGTCAATTTCGGCGGGTAAACCAATGGTGCTGGACGGAGTGGCGCTGGAACGTCCGGCAACTGGCAAAACTGCACAACCCATCAATCCCGAGGTGGCGGCCCAGGACAACCTTGACTACACCATGGGGCCGACGGCAGAACAGCAACTGGCCGATCCTACAAGGTTTGAACAGGGCAAGGAACAGGCGGCAGGATATTTGCGCGACCAAGCGGCGATGATGGAGGCCGGACAGAGACCGGATGACGCGGCGTTCTTGACTGCCGCAGCGGAAGCCATCGAAGAGGCGGAAACACCAGAGCAATATCTGGCGGAGCGCGATGCCCTTGTTCAAGAACTGCAAAAACGCGGAATCGGTGAACGTCTGTTGACTGACGAAGAAAAATACGGCCCGAAGTCAAGCGCTGTTGATCAACAGGTGGCCGAAGGACGCAAGCAGGAGCAAGGACTTGTCAACGTGCTGGCGCAAACCGCCATCAAGAGGGCGCAAGTTCCCGGCCAGTCCGCTATTGACGCGGCGCGTGGCGACAAGAACGCCGATGAAATCAACAAAGCAAAACTTGAAAATATTTTAACGGTCCCGGCTACTTCAACCCAAACTACAATTACGCCTTCGGGCGATTTGAAACCGGAGTCTAGTCCGGGACCAATTTTGCAACAGCAACGACCAATAGGAGTAACACAAAATGCCATTAACCAAGGGCAACAGTCAGTCGGTGATAACGGACAACATCAGGGAATTACGGCAGGGGCCGCAGTTCCAGCGAGTCAAGAACAAGTTCGGCAAGAAGAAGGCGAGCAAACAGGCGGTGGCGATCGCGTTGAACGAGGCGCGGAAATCGGGCAAGGGGTTGGCGAGCGCGTAATCAAACATACGCCGAAAGGAGATCTTGAACAAAAGGAAATTCTCAAAGGAGCGTTGAATAAGGAAGATATAGGCACATATCTTCTTGGTGATAAATCCGACAGTTATGATGTACGCGAGTTAGCCGAAAGAGTTGCGAAGGGCGAAGTAACAAGGCAGTTTGCAATTGATAAGGTTAAATTAGATTGGAAATTGGCAAGAGGCAAGGCCGATGTAACCGCCGAACCGGCACAATATCGCGTACCGAAAGAACAGGTGGGCAAGGAAGTAGCAAGGCAACGGGCGGATATCCAATATAAGATTAACATGGCGCAAAACGGGATGGATGCCGCCAGGGTGAACAAGGTCATGGCGCCAGATGTCAAGGCGGCTTTCATAGCCAAACAGGGTACTGAGGTTGCTAGACTGGAAAAACAAAAATCAGAAATGACGCCGGCAGCGGTGGAAGCAGAGTTATTTGCCGAGCAGGAAAAGAAAAATACCACCAAAGTATCCGCAAAGATAGCCGCCGGAAAACGCAGGGCAAACCTTCACGGAACTGATTATGATTTCTACCAACAGGTAGCAGACATCGGTATTAAGTTGACCGATGCATGGAGCAGGGAAGAATGGAACGAAGTTGTCCCGCCGGGCTTGTTGAAAAAGAACGGCCAGACGCCGGATGAAGTTGCCGCGCACTTCGGTATGACATCAGAAGAATTGAAAGAAAAACTGCGAAACTTACCAACACTTGACGAGTTACGCGCAAAGAAAAAGAGCGAAGACGAAGCTGTTGAACACATAGAGCACGAGGGTCGTCAGCGCGATAAATGGAATGAAAATCAGAAAGATTTAAGCCAGGCCGGAGTCGGAGACAAGGTAAGGGCTGGCGACCTGATTAGCGGGGACACGTTCAGGGTTAAGGGTAAAAAGATCACAGTGGCTGATGGGGAGCGTGGATTGCAGTTTGACGACGGCGAAGTTGTTGTGCTTGAACTGCCATACGAGGGAATGACCGGTGACGAACTGGTTTATATTGACAAGGATTCATTAAAGAACGCGGAAGCGGCACGAGCAAGAGATGCGTCTGGGCAATTGATTCCTGAAAAGGAAATGCCGTTTAATTTGGTTGCCGAAAGAGAAGTATCAGAAGAAGAACTTGCCCGGCGTGATCGGGCGGAAGCCAAGCGGGTTGAAGAGGCAAAAGCGAAGAAACTGGAAGAGATGGCGCAGCCGTTGCCGGGGGTGGAAGTAGTTGCCGGTCAATTTCCGAGTCTATTGGAATTTGCGAAAAGCAGAGCGCCAAAGTCAATCGCAGATCAAATGAAGTCTGAATCACAAGCGGAATCATTTAGGGCACAATGGAATAAAGAGCGTAAAGCGCAAGGATTTCCTGAACTTTCCGGAAAGTCTGCCGTAGCAAAACTACCCGCGCCGGTTAGTAAGCGCAAGGAAAAGGCGAAAAGCGCGGAACCAGTCGTCGCCAGTTTATCACCCGAAAAAGCGGTAGAACAAGGCCAGCCGGTCAAGTTGCCGCTTGGAACAATTCGCGTCAAGGCCACTTATGCCGATGGCAGGACGGCCACAGTGAATGTTGGTGATATTGAAACGCTGGCAGGTACCGGAACGATCAAGAAGCTAACGCCGTTGCAAGGTAAGGATGCGTTGGTGCCAGGGGAGATCACGGTTAAGAAGGCCAAGATGCCGGCGAAGGCGAGCGAGAGGAAAGAGGTCAAACCGGAAGTCCCAGTTACGGAGAAACCGAAGATACCGCCAGCGCGGAGCGTGGAGGCGATAACTCCGGTTGATTTACGGTCCGGCGAAGAACAATACAATGAGGCAAAAAAACTTTCAGACACCGAAAATACTATCCGAGTAGAGTTTGGCGGGGCGGCAACTCAAGCGTTGAGACGGGAGTATAAAGAATCAAATATACAGAGCAATGCCGAACGGTTAAAACTGGCCGAACATAGGATGGAAGAATTGAGACGCGAGCAAGCAAAAACAATTGAACCACAAACCGAAGCAGTAGTCTCTGGCGAAAATGCCGATGCCGAAGCGCAGATTGCGGATTTTGGCGAGAAGATTGGCGGGGCGCGAAAAGACACGGCTGTCAAAACGGGACCGAAGGCAGAAGTGGCAAAGTTGGATTCTGACGTTCCCGCATGGCGCAGACAATATAAGGTTTGGGAACAGGAGAAACGCAGTTACATGAATCGGGTAATGGATAAACCCGGCGAGAAAACTGGCAAGTGGGTTATCGCGCGGGTGCATGGCAATCAAATAATCAGCGAGTCAAGTCAAGTGTTTGACACAAAGGAAGAAGCTGAAAAGATTGTTCCCTTGTATGCTGTGTCACAAAATCATCGGGTTTATACTGAACGTTCCCGCCCGGCGACGCGGGAGGAAATAAAAGAAGGTGAAAAAACCGCAGATGCGATAATCGCAAATGCCGATAAAATCACAGTGTTGCGCGATTCTGAAAATGGACTTTTATTTAAGGTGGATCGGCAAAAGCAGTTGTTCTCTAAATTGAATAGCGGAGAATTATCTCAAGATCAATATGACAGCATTGTACGCTCTTTGGGTGGACCGTTTTCTGAAGATCAGGTTAAAAAAGCGCAAGAAATTAAAAAAGAAGTTGATCGCTTAATAGCCGAACCTGTTTCCGTAAAGGAAGACACTGGGATTACTTATGCGATCCGCCGTATTCTTTCCAATAAACGTGCGCCGGTCGTCAAGGGCGGGTTTAAGACTAGGGAAGATGCGATGAAGTATATGTCCGAACACGCCGAGGAAATCATTACTCATCAATTCGCTTTCCCTGAAAAGCCTTGGTTGGACAAGATTGAACGGCTTGGTAAAGACCGTCGTGACGGAAAGAATGTTACACCAAAGATGTTTCAAGATACTTTTGGTTTCCGGGGTGGCGAGTTTGGGAACTGGAACATGGGAGGTGATGGGCAGGTGGCCTTGAATCATGCTTATGATGCTTTGTTTGATTTGGCTGACGCTTTGAATATTTCGCCAAAAGCGGTTAGTTTAAATGGCGGATTGGCGATCGCTTTCGGAGCGCGGGGGCATGGCGGTAAAGAATCGGCCAGGGCGCATTATGAACCCGACAAGGCAGTTATTAATTTGACCAAGATTCGTGGCGCCGGAAGTCTGGCGCATGAATGGTTTCATGCCTTGGATAATTATCTTGGCCAGATGGGGGAACAATCAACTATCGCCGAGGACAAGGCGATGTTAGGGGCGGCTATAAGGGGCAGAGTTGTTGAGCGCGATGTTGCTGGACGCATGGCGACGGAAGGTTTGAGAGCGGATTCCAAGTTGCGAGTTGAATTGCGCGAGGTGTTTAATCGTGTTGTGAAGGTTATGACCGGCAAGATGGTTGTGCGTCAGGTCGCAGGAGATATGGCCGAAAAACAACGCGACCGGATGAAGGATGGGTTACGTTCCACAATCAAAACGATTCGCGATGGTTTTACATACGATCTTACGCAGTATAAGAAAAACGCAAAGAAAGTTACCTCGGAACAGTTGGTAGAGTTTGACAGATTGGCCGAAGATATTGCTGCCGGAAAGGTTGGCGAGAAGGTATTTATTGAAGGTTCAAAACTTAATCGCTTTGGTGGATTTGAGAGTTTTCAAATTATTCGCAAACTGAATGATCTTTACAAGTCAGTACAGGGTCGTAGTTTTGACCGTGCCGATCAGAATAGTTATGGCAGACAATTGTTCTGGCAGATTAAATCCTTGCAGGACGCAGAAAAGCGCGTGGCGCAAGCGAAGTCCGGGGCTACCGAGGAAAAGCTTGAGGCGACTGATTTCCTGAAAGAAGCCAAGCGGATAGATTCATTCCGGGCATCTGATTATTGGAGTACGCCGGTTGAAATGGGTGCGCGAGCGTTTGAGTCTTTTATCTATGACAAATTGCAGGGACAGAATGAACGCAGCGACTATCTGGCTTCTGGGGTTGAAAATAAATTTTACGACTTGTTTGACATGGAGCCTTACCCGGAAGGCGTGGAGCGGAAAGCGATCAACGACGCATTTATAGATTTGTTCAAAACAGTCAAGACACGTGAGACCGAAAAAGGCGTGGCAATGTATAGTCTTGCAAACGTTAAACCGTGGCCGGAAGGATTTCCGGATGCGGTTATTCAGACAACGCGGACGAATATCACAAAGAATTACGCCAAGGATTTTGACGCCGCCAAGGCGGGAGACACAAGGGCGGCGAACAGGGTAGTGCAAGCGGTTGTTAAAAACGACAAGATTGCAGAGATTGGCAGGAAATATCCGAACGCCATACTTGTGCCGGTTCACGAGGAAGAAATTACAGGTAAAAACAAGCTTCCCATAGCGTATGCAAAAGCCATTGAAAAACTTACAGGACTGGATGTTGACGTTGGTATTGTCCAGACCGAGCGCGTATTCCATCGTGGAAAGATTGCAATTGAACGAATATTGCGTCATGCCAATTTTGAAGGACACGTTGTTTCCGGGCAAGAATACATCATCGTTGACGATCATATAACACAGGGCGGCATAATAGCGGAGTTGCGGCATTATATTGAAAATAATGGCGGGGAAATTGTTGCGGTAACAAGCTTGACAGCTTCGCTTGATTCTACTACTATAGCAATCAGAAAAGAAACAATAGGCGAATTGGAAAGGAAATTCGGTCGTGAACAATTCCAGTCAATTATCCGCGAACACGATATCGCCGGTACAACTCAAGCTCTTACCGAAAGCCAGGGAAAATATCTCCTATCCTTCAACTCGCTTGACGCCATCCGAAATAGAATCGCTGAGGCAAGACAAGAAGGAAGCTTCTCGCTTGCTGGACGAACTCTTACAGATCTCTCCTCGCAAGAAATAACCCCCGAAGGTGTTTCTCCGTCTGATTTATTGGCCCGTGGTGTAGTCACGTCCGCCATGACTCGCGCCGAAGTCATTGACTCCGTCAACGCCGTCGCCGATATGGTTGGTCCGGTGAACGTCTTGCAATCCGAGTCCGAGATCCCGGCGCCGGTGCTGGCAGAGGCCAAGGCAAAGGGGTATGCTGGCCGGATCGAGGGTTTTGAATATCAAGGGCAAACATACCTTGTGGCCGACAATATGAAGGATGAACGTCATGCGCAAGCGCGGGCGTTGCACGAAGCGTTTCACGCTGGGTTCGAGAAGGCTTTTACCGGCGAACAACGCGGTAAAATCTTGACCGCAACCCTGACCAAGTTTGGGCGCATGATGGAGTTGGCGGCGATTGCCCGGAAGTATGACTTGAATCTGGCGGATGAAGCAGATTACGGCCGGGCGATGAACGAGTTGATCGCCAAGATCACCCAGGAGCGCACGTCCAAGCCGGCGGTATGGGCGCGGTTTGTCGGGGCGATCCGGCAGGCGTTGCGGGATATGGGCGTGTTGAAAACGCTTTCCGATGCAGATATGGATTATCTGATTGAACGGGCGTTGACGGCGCGTGGACAAGGCGGCGAGACAAGGTTCAGTCTGGCGGAAGATTCTCTTTCCAGTTTGCACGACCATGTTCAGGCCGGACGACTTGATGTCGGTGTGGAGACGGCGGCGCGGGATGTAGCGGAGAAGGCAAAGAAGATGGGAGTAGAATTAGCGATTGAGTATGTGGACAAGGTAAATACTACAAGTTTACTGAATCCAAAAGTGAAAGAACAATTATTATCGGAGGGATATACAAATGAAGAACTCGAACGACTTAATGCCAGTGGCCATGTCTATTACATCTACGGAGAATATGGTCCACTTAGACGGGGAGATCAGGTCGCCGGATCAGAAACCAGGAACCGGAATACCTCTCGCGATGAACTTGACGCGGGAAGAACGGGACAACCTGGAGATGAACAAAAAACAACCGAATGGAAAATTACCCTCTATCGCGGGTTGACTCCGAACACGGTTTACCACGAATTTACCCATATCGCCGACAAGGTTGCCGGCAGGACGGCGACTGAACAACGGGCGAAAGAGTTGTCAGGTAGGATGGAGCGCGGTGAAGATGTGCGTTTTTCACTGGCGGATCAATCGCCTGTCTGGTACTCCCGCCTTGAACGCGCCATTGCCGGCGTGAAGATGCCGCGGTTATCGCTTGACCAGTTGGCGGCGGCGACCAAGCAGAACGTGGATTCCGAGGAACGCCAATGGACGGGGTTTGACGAGTGGATTGAAGAAAAGCGCAAGGCCGGGGTCAAAAGTGTAACCAAGGATGAGGCGTTGGAGTTTGTGCGGGAGAACGCGGTGCAGGTGCAGGAAGTGGTGAAGGGGGATAATTTATTGCCAGAAGGAATGACCGTTGAAAAAATAAATCCTGATGACCCATATTCTCCATATCAAGTTTTTGATAATAACGGTAAACGCGCGTTCAATTCAATTGGCGCAACTCGCGAAGAAGCGGTCAGATCGTATAATGCATCTTCGCAGAAAACTCCAAAAATCAATACTAAATTCGCCCAATACCAGACCCCCGGCGACAATAATAACTATCGCGAGGTGTTGCTGACGTTGCCGACAGAACTGCCCGTTGTCCTTCCCGATGGATGGGTAGCGTTGGAAAACTTAAAAATGCCCATTAATTCGGGAACAAGATGGGCCGTCGTTGATAAATCCAAATCGCAGCACGAAGGCAAAGGATGGGGACCAACAAGAGAGGAGGCCGTTAAGGACGCATTAGTAGGGCAGGGCGGATCGTGGCGAGGCAAGGAATATGGAAACAAAACACTTGGGTTATTTACATCCTCCCATTGGTCCGAACCCAACGTGCTGGCCCACGTTCGTATGAACGACCGTGTGGATGTCGACGGCAAGAAGGTATTATTCATTGAGGAAATCCAGAGTGACTGGCATCAGAAGGGGCGGGAAGATGGATATGTCCTTCCTCCCATTGTGGCACTGCCAGATGGATATACCATAAAATCGACGCCTGTTCCAGACGGCACGGTTTATCATGTTGTTGATGAAGAAGGTCGTGTTGCGCAATACCGGCAATCATGGGGAATGATTAATTCTGTGTCAGGCGGAAGAACACGAGAAGACGCGTTAAAACAATATTTACATGAAGTGAACAAAAGTCGGCGAGAAAGTGGCGTCCCCAATGCCCCCTTCAAATCCTCATGGCCTATGCTTGCCATGAAGCGGATGATCCGTTATGCCGCCGAGAACGGATATGACCGGATCGCGTGGACGACTGGAGAAATGCAGGCGGAGCGGTATGACTTGAGTAAACATATTTCTGAACTTGCATACTGGAAGGAAGATGCCGGCACATGGGGAGTTTCATTGCTGGACATTGACGGGAAATCCATTGATTCGTGGAATCCAAAAGAGGGTATGGATGAAAAAGAGCTGGAAGCCCAAATTGGCAAAGACCTTTCGCGCAAGATTATTCAGGACGAAGGAACCGCCGAGCCGGAAACCAGTGAATTTTTGCGTAAAAATGGAAAACTTGAAAAGGGCGTTAAAGTAATTCAGGGTGAAGGACTTAAGGTCGGCGGCGAAGGCATGAAGGCGTTTTACGACCGGATACTCCCGAATGAGGTCAACAAGTTCGTCAAGAAGTGGGGAGGGAGAGTGGGGCAGTCAAAACTTACACTTGGAAGTAGAAAAACGCAGCTACAGGTTCCTTCCCTTGACATCACCCCCGCTATGCGCGAAAGCGTGATGACCGAGGGTGTGCCGATGTTCAGTCTGGCGGATAAAATTGTTACTACCAAGCAGGATGCCGCCTATCTTGACGCCGTGAAACGCGGGGATATGGAGACGGCGCAAAAGATGGTGGACGAGGTGGCGAAGAGGGCGGGATATAATGTTGGGCCAGTTTGGCATGGAACGCATGATAAGCGACTTAAAAATATATTTCCCGAATGGTCTTTCTTTTCTTCCTCGCAAGAAAATGCGACATCATACGCCACTTATTATCGTGTATCTGAAAAAAAGAAAGGATCGCCTCCTAAAAAATCGCAACGAATTATATCTGCGTTTTTAAAGACCGGCCATACACTTGATTGGGTTAAAAATCCTCCTCCAAAATCAGAATTTAGTCCCCATTACTATGGATACGATCAAACGCAACAGTCGGACTTTCTTGCAAAAACAATGGGTGTCTCGATAGATGTACTTGAGAAGGCTGATCCTTCTAAGGAATTATACGGAAGGGTTGATAGGTTTCCATTAACCCAAAGAATGTTCTCTGTTTTACAAGGGCATCCGATAGACATTGGAGGAGAATCTTTATTGGGAGGGCAATACGCTGAAACGGTAGCCGACGACGTTCGTGTTCTTTTAAAACGTCTTGGATATGATTCTGTAAGATTTTACGATCAAATACAAGGGAATCGCCTAACTCAAAAATTAAATGCGCTAGTTCAAACATGGGTTGTTAGCGATCCATCTCAAATCAAATCCGCCGAACCCGTCACTCGCGATTCCGCTGGCAACACGATTCCCTTGTCTGAACGATTTAATCCGTCTGAGAAGGATATTCGGTATAGTCTGGCCGACCAGGAATCCCCGGGCGCTAAGAAATTGCCCGACGATTATACCGCTTTCCTGATGCAGAAGGTTGACGAGATATTGCCGCTGGCAGACCGAGCCGCCACGACTGGTTACGTCTTTGGTAAGGCGGAAGGTAAGGCTAATGTTCAGGAACGGATCAAAAAGACTGGAGAGAAGTTGCGTTCCAAGTTTGCCGAACGTATGGAACAGGTGCGTAAGGCGGCCGAGGAAAAGCGCGAGCATGCCGTTCTGGCCGCTCGCATGGGAGAACGCGCCAAGGGGCGCAAGGAAGCCATAAAGGAAGGTATCGCAATTGGGTTCAGACAGGGCGAGGAATCGGCGGTTACTGAATCAATTGAACAAGGCGCCAAGTTGGCCTTCGCGGAAATTGCTCGTGAAAGGAAAACGCGGTATTTTGATACGTTGCGCGATATATCAAGTCAACTTGACGCAATAGAGTCCAATCTTGTCAATCGTGACGTGCACGGAAACGAGACCGGGCGCAAGACGCCGGAACAGATAGAGGAAATGCAGAAATGGGGTCTGGCGCGGTTGTTCGGGCAGGATCGTTATAATGAACTGTTATGTCGTCGTCGGCGCGACATGGGTTCTGTGATAATGGCCGTCCGGGATGTGTTGCGCAAGGAGCTTTCAGGGTATTATGTCCGGGAAGTAGAAAAACTCCTGATGAAGACCAAGCCGGATCGGATGTTGCCGGAGTTCAGGGATACGTGGAATGAAAAGGTGGCAGAATTAAGTCCGGAAGAATTGACTCGTAAGAATTGGGAAAAAGCTAAAGAGCTTTGGGAAGAACTCAACGAGATAATCGCCGATAATCGCGGCAAGGTGCAATTCTTGGGGACCGCTCGGCGCCAAGACGCTCAAGCGGCAGGGGAACTGGCGGCTGTATTATTGAACGAATCTATGCCGGCCATAAAAGGGATTGAAAAGGCTACGCCGGCACGGCGCGGTCGGATGAAATACCTGCTTGGTGACAAGGCCGGAAACGCGCAGACTAGGGCGTTAACACTGGCGGATGGAAGTGAAAAGGAAACGGCCGTGGAAATCCTTTACGATAACCTACGCCAAGCAGATACAGCGGCACGGTCGTTTGAAGTAGAAACCATCAGACCGGTTACGGATATGCTGAAAGCGCAGGGGATCAGCGATGGACAACTTATTGACATGAAGACTCGTTTGCGGGAATACAAGATTGGCGGACAGACCGTCGTCCTGAACGATGCCGAGAAAATAGAGCTTGCGGCGGCTTGGCAGGATCCCGAAACAAAACTGCATATTGCCCTGGCCGGATTTATGCCGAAGCGCCGGACCGGCCAGCCTTCGGCCCGGATATTGGGCGATTCGCCCAGCCAGATGGCTGACATTGTTGAAGATATTATCAAAACCTTGACGCCGGAACAAAAAGCATTGGTTGACAAGATGGTTGACCAGTTGACCGGTATGGCGAAAGAGGCCAACAAGGTTAGCGTTATCCGGGATGGGTGGGAAAAATTCACCAAGAGCAGATATTGGCCGCGGCGGGTGGAGCGTTCCACAACGCAGCAGACGATTGATCTTGGCGATGGTTACACTTCCCGAGTTCATAATCAGCAATCGCTTAATGCGCTTGGATTTACCAAGGCGCGTCAAGAGCATACTCATCCGGTTTTGATTGGCGACGCTTTTGAAACCTTCTTTGAGCACGCGCACATGATGAGCAAATACGCCAAGCTGTTACTGGCGACGCATGATGCCTTGACATTGATCGGCAATCCGATGTTCTCCGAGTCGGTCAGGACGCGGCTTGGTTCGCATTTCCTTTACGACACGCGGGATATGATAACGCGCTTGAGCGGTTTGCGGGGTTACAAGAGCGATTCGCCTGGTAAACGGGTTCTGGATGCTTTGACGCGCAATGTGGCAGTGTCAATCTTGTGGTGGAGGCCGACCAGTATAATCTTCAACCGTTGGGGCGGTTCTTTCCTGGCTGCGTCTGAACTTTGGCACCGTAACCCGTCGGCGGCGGGTCGGTTTCTGACAATGACGTTTCTGCCGGTCTCGTTACATACTAAAGATGGCAAGGAGATTGTTGAGAAACTGATGCAAAATGGGTATTTGTGGGACCGTTGGAGCCACGACATGGCGCACGTGTATTCGCCGTTGCCTTCGGAACGCGCCGGGGAAACTTCAAATACCAAACTCAAGATGAACTGGCGCAAGATGCAGGAATGGGGGTTGCGACCGATGGCGAACGCTGAAATGCGGAACATGGTGGCAGCGTTCAAGGCGTTGAAGGCTGCGAAATATACTGATGCCGAAGCGGTCCAGGCTTGCGAAGAGATTACGCGGGCCACACAGAACCCTTCCAGCGCATTAGAAGAATCTGCCCTGTATGCCGATATTAAAGAGCGTAGTTTAGGTTGGATGTTCCCGTTCATCGGTCAGCCGATGGCCAGTCGCAACCTGATTGCGCGTGATTTTTTGACTTTGCATCATGCCAAAAATGGCAAGGACAAAGCCGGAGTGCGTCGGTCCCGGGTTATGCTGGCGGCTTCCGTGTTCGGATTAGTGGCAAATATCGGGCTTGAACTTTCTGTTCGCGGGATATTCAGGGCGTTGTCAAGGCGTCCGCCAGATGATGATGACGAGGCCAGTAAGGCGGTGTTACGGAATGTGTCAGATGCCGCCAGTTCGGTCATGGACTTTGTCCTGCCCGGATCAGGGCGACTTGCAGATATGATGATCAGTGCATTTTCCGGCAAACAGCCGCGGGAGATGTCGTCTATATTTGGTGGAATCCACCGTGATTTCTTCGGCGGTTTGCGCAAGTTACTGAATCCTTACGATAAGGATGATGATTTTGATGAGGAAAAACTGCTTGCCGGGATAGGCAGCCTGCTGGATGCGTCGGCGTCCGCACTTGGCGGACCGGTGGGTGGACCGGAAGTGGCATTCAGAATACTCAAAAATCAGATTAAAACCGAGGAATAAAAAGCTTGATTTTTATCTGATATTATAGTATAAGCATTTTTCAGATAAAAGACCGAAAAGACCTGCCAGAAGACCGATGAGTCTCCGTGCGGAACGCGATTGCGTTTTAATAATGGAGGCTCATCATGCGTCAAATAATCTCATTTCTCGGAATCATGCTCTTAACCGCCGGACTGCTCCTTGCTGAAAGTCATACTATTGATGTCGTCCAGCCGTTCAGTAGTACGGCCATGTTGGTTAATTCAACCAATTATTCCGTTGCGCTGGATTTGAACGCCTACAAACCGGTTGACTTTAAGTTTGCCCTGCAAACTCAGGCAACAAATCTTTATACGACAAACGTATGCGGGATAATCGCGTTGTCTTATGAGTTGTCCAATAACAACGCGGACTATCTGGCCAGTTCAAATATTACAACTGGATTATCGTTTACCAATAGTCCTACGACAGGTGGTAAGGGATTTTATCAATTCGATTCCGGCAAGGCGCGATACATCAGGTTTAAGACGATCGTAACGCAGTCGAATTGCTGGTTCTCGGGTTGGCTTGTTGTTCAATAGGAATAAAGTATGAAAATTTACGCCATTGGCGCATTGTTTTTGTCGTTATGCTTGACGGTCAGCGCGTCAATTACAAACAGCATTCTTGCGATTGACTTGAGTAATAAAACCGTTTCGGCATCAGCAACGCTCGCAATCCGGGAAACGGTTAACGTCAAACTTGTGAACATTGGCGAATCTACGCCGGGTAATCTGGTTTTGCGGGTTGTGCGGGGAACAAATGCTTATGCCAATGCGACAAATTTTATATCCGCCGGCACGGATACCAATGGAAATATTATGGCCATTGGACCTTTAAGTCTGAACACAACGGAGCTTGTTAATTATTATACCGGATTGAACCCGACCGTTAGCCGGCAATGGTCGTTGGCCGTATGGGATATAAGTCTCGGACGATTGTTGGTCAACGACTATATTGACATTCAAAATAATCCTTATGACGAATCCATGCCTGGTCCGTCGCCGGTTGGGGTTGTTTATGTTTCGACGAATGACGCCATATATTTAAACATGGTTACCGGATTTACTTATCGCACGTCCGGTAACACGGGAACAGTTTCTAAAACCGGACGGAACGTGGTTATCACTTTTCCTGATCCGTCTTCGGCGACTGGCGCTGTTACTTTGGTCAACGGAAAAGATGGCGCCGTTGTTTTGACAACTACTGATATTGACGAGGGAACTAACTTGTATTATACGGACGCAAGGGTAACGGCGCACCCCGCGGTTGCTGGCCAGATAATAACAAACGTCGCGTTCAGTGCGTTGCATACGGCACAGTCTGGAACGAATAGTCTGTTTCAGGGATTATTCGACGCACTGAGCGGAACAAACTCTTTGTTTCAATCGCTACTTGATTCGCTGGCAGGAACCAATTCATTTTTTCAGGGATTATTTAATGCGCAATCTTCAACAAATGCGGAATTTGAAACACGCATTACGGAAAACAATACTGGCAAGGTTTCGCTTATAACCTATAACGAATACGTAACGGCACAGGAAAACACAAACAGCTTTTTCCAATCTCTTTTCGATTCATTCTCCGGATCAAATTTGTTCTTCCAATCATTATTCAATTCCCAGGCAAACACAAATGCCGGATTTCAATCGCTTCACAATGCACAGGCGAGTACGAATAGTTGGTTTCAATCTTTACTGGATGCACTGGCAGGAAGTAATTCATTGTGGCAAAGTCTGTTCGATGCTCAGGCAAATACTAATAGTGGATTTCAGGTACTGCACACCGCACAAGCCGCAACCAACACAGCTTTTGAATCGCGCATTCAAGAGGGAGAAACGGCTTACAGTTGGGGCGACCATGCCGAAGCTGGCTACTT